TTTTCTAACCCCTTTACTCCACCTGCAGCTGCAATCTTTTGTTCTGCAAGATATGTTTTAAGAGCTTTTTCTCTGCTCTTCTCTTCTTCTGCAAGGTTTGAATCCATTGTAGCTTTAGTATCTTGAAATTCTACTTCTGCAATGAGTTTTTTTAGATTGGCATTAGTTGTTCCTAAACCACCTTTATCTATTACCTTCTTTAATGTTGCTGCGTTTTCATTTAATCTATCAGCAGTTGAAGTATCCCCATTCCTAATGGCCTTAGTTGCATCTTTAAGATATTCGCTATGTTTTTCTTGTAATTTTTCAAGTACTTCAGAACGGTCAGCTTCGCTCTTTCTTTGTTCTTCTTTTATTTGAGCAGCTTGTTTCTGTCTCTTTTCTCTTAATTTTTTATTATCGGCCATGATTATTTCTTATTCCCGAATGCTTGTGACCCGAAGAATGCCGCTACAATACCTGCAACTGCAACGAAGTATGTCGCTGCCATATCTCCAAGAATTTTACTTGCTGAATCTAATCCAAGAAGAACTGCCAATACAACTGCAAATGGATATAGTAACATACCACCAAGAGCAAACCATGCCATCTTTCTTTGGGCATCTCTCATTGCATCTGCATCTTCAAGTTCTTTTCTCTTAAACTCTAAATACATTTTCTGTTCGTCAGGAGTAACATAACCATCGCCATTAACATCGGCTGGATGATGTCCACTCTTTATTAATTCTTCTTCCATTACATTCCTCCTTTTCTATTTTGAGCCTTTATTCTATCATTCTCTTCTTTAATATGTTCCTGTAATAATGCAACATATACTTCTCTTTCCCATGGTACCATATTATCTAGTTCAGTTAAACTATACTTATGATGTTGCATCATAGCAAAGTTTGTTCTATAATGATTTACCAAACTTTCATGCGAAAGGCTTAAGTAAAAAAACTTTGGAGACCTCTAAGCTCCAAATCATGTTCCTTTCCACATTTATTACACTTATATTCTACATTATGCAAAACTGTCGGCATTGAACCAAACCAATCTGCAATTCTCTTAAACTGTTCTGCGTTAAGACCATCCAAGAATTCTACAAGTTCACTATGAGTACTCTCACTAGATGGGTAAACATTATCTGTGTCGAAGATATTTGCAATACAGTTTGCCATTAAATCCATCATCACCTTTAATTGTTCATCTTGACTTGCATCATCTTTTAAACTTGATTTTGAAATCGTACTCATTGATGGATAATCAAATTGAACACCGACTTCATCATTAATCATTATAATTCTTTTATCATCAATGTTGTCTATCTTTATATCTTCTAAGTTTACTAGGTGTTGAATTTCGTTTTCGCAATCATCACCTTTACATTTAAATTTTAAGTCAACTGTTTCACCTACGGATTTTGACCTTAACTTAATGAATAATAATTCCATATCAAATGATGTTAATGCATCTATATCGATATCATCAAATATACATGCTGATAGAATTTCTTTAACAGCCTTTAGAATCATGTTATCATCTTTAGATTCCATAGCGACCATTAATATCTTTTCTTCTTTGACCAAGAAAGGTCTAAATTCAACTTTCACGTCCATACTTGGTATTGTTACCTCATAACGTGAGGAATTTACAATTGGTAATGCCATAATATTTTTATTCTCCTATAATATAATTATGTTATAATCTCTAGTGCCGAAGTAATACCAGATAATCCTGACTCTACTGCGCCTTCTAGTTTATATTTATCATATGCAAATGTAACTGTAAGCTTACTTATGCCATCAGCATCATTTGAATATTCTATTGGAGCAATAGTTATAGGAAATGCATTCTCTAGCTTTGCTCCATATACTACTTTATTATCTGCATTGAGTTGCTGAATAATAACATCAGTAGTATAATCTTTTTTATAACCCAGGGTATATGTATCATCATTAATAATAGACTGAGTCCAATTATCAAACATCTTCTTCATATACATATCATTTGTAAGTAAAAAGGTCATTGAGATATCTTCATCAATAAATCCATAAGGCATTTTTACTGTTTGTTTATGCATGGTTACTTCATCAGTACTAAACTGTCTGCCTGGAATACTAGCCGATTCACATAGCATTGATATATCGCGAGGGTCATTAATAAGACTTTTTAAATCAATGCCATCTCCTGAAATTACACTAGTAAAAATTGCACCTGGGTCTATATTCAGTAAACTTTGTTGTGGTGGTGTAAACATAACTTTAAATCTATTTGCCTTTGCAATACCACCACGTTTACCTATTGTTGATTTTAACTTATCTATATTCATTAGGTCTGTCTCGCGATTTTAATAGAGTCAGCCCATATTTTGGATTTCTGACTCTTCTTAAATTGTTCTGTTGGTAAGAAGATTGCAATTTCCCATTCACTCATAGGTACTCTTACCATTCTTGATTTAATATGATTACTTAAGTACATTTTTAAACATGGTCTGAACTCTTTATATTTTCTAGTACTAGAAATTAAATCATAACGTGCTTTCATTAATCTTGACTTATCAGTAATCTTTCCTGCTGATAGTTTCATCAATTCATCTAAAAACTTAGCACGTATATCGGGTCTTAAGTAATGTAAGTTTAATCCTAAGAACCCACCCTTTCTTTGTTCTATTAAAAGAACTAAAGGGAATCTATCATAATAAGGCAAAGTCTTTTTATGTTTAGGGTCATAGAAATACATATACATTGAACCTCTTAATTCTCTTGTAGTAGGTTCTAATGCATCATCTTTTAATAAAGCCCTTCTGTCAGGGGTCTTCATATCTTCAATCTTATCACGAAACCACTTCTGAGACTTTTTAGTCCTAGCAGTTATGCCAGCCTTAAATGCCTGAGCCTGTAGTGTATCGAATAATGATGCCATAAAGTTTTTCTCCTGTATAAGTATTTATATCAACTTTTCAGTAGTTTGATACCTAGATTGCCTAAAGTATCTTCAGTCCATACTTGAAACTTCCATCCTTTATGGTCTGCATATTGTTGTGCTGCTTCCCATTTAGATTGATTCTTAATGTATGTCATAACCTCATTGATATATCTTTTAGTCTTACGAGAGGGCTTTTTTGGGGGTGATGTTTCTTTCTTTGGTTTAATTTCAACCAAGATGATTTCTTTATTATCTAATTCTATTAATAAGTCAACATAATATCTATGCAACTTATTGTCAGTCTTACATTTATAGGGAATAACTATCTCTTCACTATTCCATCTCTTTACTTTAGGGTTACTCTCACACCACTTGAATGCTTGTCTTTCCCATAATGAACGATAAACTACACTGGATGCATCACCCAGATATTTATCTTTACGTTTAATTGTATATTTCCCTCTATAAGCCATTATAAATACTCTATATGTTAGTTAATAATATAAGTATTTATACGGAGTAAAAAGATGGCGATATATAGATTTCCGACGGACCTTAGGGGTGGATATGAAGAAGATAAAAAAAATAATGACGCCTATATTAAGATAGATATTCTTGATGATGTGAATAGTCAAGCCACTGAGACTATTGCTCTATTTGCGCCTTCAGGTTTTACCATTGAAGATTCTGGTAATTATGGCAGTGTAAACTTTGGTGTTGCAGATTCCATTTCTAATTTAGGTAGAGATGTAATAACGAATGCAGGAAAAGATTCAAAGGGTCAAATTGGGAACATGAGTACGGCAGAATCCCAACTAATTACTCAAGCAGTATTAAAGGCGGCTGGAGCTGATAGTGAAATAATGACTGCACAAACAGCAAAGAATAAGATAGTATTTAATAATAAAACTACTGCTACATTTGAAGATATGGCCATCAGAACATTTAGTTTTACATTTAAAATGGTACCAGAGAGTGATAAGGATTCTACTGCAATTTTAGATATTGAAAATGTACTTAGAACAAATATGTATCCAGAGGCATCACAAAGTGGTTATGCACTTAAGTATCCACCCGAATTTAAAGTTACTTTTTATAGAGGAAAGGAAGTTGATAAATTTATGCCAAAATTGATGAAGTGTTATTTAACTAGTCTGAGTACTCAATATAACTCTAATGGTAATATGTTTCATAAAGATGGCGCACCAACAGATACTACTATTACTTTAAGCTTCCAAGAAACAAGACAGTTAAGAAGAGGTGATTTTAAACCTGACACAACATCTGAAGGAGTCTCTTAATGAATTATTTTAAATTTTTTCCTAAGGTAGGATATGATATTAATAGAACTGGTACACAACAAGAAGTTGTTGATATCTATAGACAAGTAAGACCCATCGGTGATAGACTAGATGAAATTTACCAATATACAACATATACGGTCCAAGACGGAGAAAGACCAGATATTGTTTCTCAAAGATTATATGGAACACCTAAATATTATTGGACTTTTTTCGTAGTAAATAATTTCTTACATGATGGGTATAAAGTCTGGCCGATGAGTACTAGAATGTTAGAAGATTATATTGAAAAAGAATTTAATGGGTGGGCAGTTGCCTCTAACCCAGTACCAAATGTAGATAGTGATGGTATTGTTATTGGTCATAATGATTCAATTGCAGGTAGATTTGAATTAGGAGAAACAATTACTGGTGGTACATCAAACGCAGTAGGAACTTTAGTTAAAAAAGACATAGATAAAAACCAATTAATTATCCAAGATACTACAGGTTCATTCATAGGTAACGGTAATACATTTGAAATTGTAACAGGTGGTACTAGTGGTCATTCAGTACAGTCATTTATGGCTTGGAAATATGCAGATGCTCCTCATAGATATTTTAAAAATGTGGCAGATGCAAATGGAGTGATTACTCAAAGAGAATTTTCTAATATTATTTTTACGGAATCACCCGATGCAGTAAATACTAGTAATATTAATAATACTATTACAAATGAATATGAACCTTTATATGCAAACAGAGAAGGCCTTTTTGATGAATTAAATATTCCACAAAGGTCTCAACTAGCAGAAGCAGATGTTAATCCTTT